TTTAAATTATGAAGACATTGAATGAACAAGTTGACGAGATTAAGAACATGAAAGGCTCTAAGGCAACAAAGAAAGCTGCTTTCATAAAGTTAGGTTTGAGAAAGTATGAAATAGAACTTCTGCTTTCAGAACTGCCGAAACCTATAAGAGAATCACATAAGTTCACGTTTGGCGTTGAGATAGAATGCCTTGTCGCTGCAAGCATTATGCGTGAATGTGCGACAAGAAACGCAATGCCATTTCAGTATGAGGGCTACAACCACACAGACAACAACCACTATTATAAGTTCGTGTCTGATTCATCCATAATGGGCAGCAACCCAATAGAATGTGTGTCGCCAGTACTTACAGGCAAGGCAGGCATGAAAAGCCTTGAAACCTGCTGCAAGGCTTTGAATGAGGCAAACACACAGGTCAACAGGTCTACAGGACTTCATGTTCATATAGGCGCACAGAACTTGTCTGACGAGGCTTATATCAACGTATTTAAGAACTATCAGAAGTTAGAGAGAATTATAGACACGTTCATGGCAAGGTCAAGGCGTGCCAACAACAGCAGATGGTGCAGAACACTGCAAGGCTATGACTTTACATGGTGTACTACAAAATCAGACATTTTAGATGCCATGAACGGCAACAGGTATTTCAAGGTGAATGCATGTTCTTATTCACGCCACAGAACAATTGAGTTCAGACAGCATCAAGGCTCTACAGACTTTGAAAAGATTTCAAACTGGGTGAACTTTTGTGCTAAGCTGGTTGCATGGTCTAAGAAGAACGTATTGAGTTCAGAGGTTAGCTCAATTGACGAGATACCTTTCTTGACAGCCAAAGAAAAATCATTTTTCAAATCACGTGCCGAGGTTCTTGCATGAACCTCGCACAATTAAAATAAATTCAATATGTGTTGCATTATATACAAGCCTAAAGGTGTCCAGATGCCGAGCCTGGACATTCTTTCAAAAATCAAAAAACTCAACCACAACGGCTATGGTTTTGTTTCAACCAATCATTTTCATAAGGGTTTGGACTATCGCACATTCTTGCGCCACCTCTCGGAGGTCGGAGATGACGAAGACTGCATTATACATTTCAGACTTGCCACTCATGGCTCAATATGCCGGGCCAACTGTCATCCGTTTGCAGAGAATGGCGTTTATTTCGCTCACAATGGGACTTTAAACGTTTACCCCGTCGGGGACATGACAGACAGCGAAATTGCCTTCAGAATGAAAATTTACCCAGAAATACAGCGGTTTGGATATGGAACAAAGCAGGCAGACTGGGCTATAAAGCAGATTTGCGGTTATTCAAGATTTGCCATGATGTACCAGGGCGAAGTGAGATTATTTGGTGATTATAAAATACTGAATGGCATATACTATTCAAATTTAAGATGGTTATGAAAAGTATATTACAGTCTTTGAAAGAAAAGGTGTCATGTGGCGATATCACGATAAAAGAGGCAGCCATAAAGCTGCATCATGCAGGATGGACAAACTTCATTGATGTAGAGAGAACCAGACAATTGTTAGGTCTGAAAACACAGCAGACCAAATCATAAAGCAACATGCTTGTGAATTAATAACGAACAATTGGCTTATTGTTTCGTATGTGTAGAATTGTTATTCAAAATTGTCTTCATAATTAGGTATCTTTGTGAAAAGGTACCATCGCGGATTAGAGCAGTGGTCAGCTCGCTACTTTGACTTGGTAGAGGTCGCCGGTTCGAATCCGGCATCCGCAACTAAATAAAATATATATCACGATTATGGAAATACTTAATCTTATCATCAAACAGAAATTCTTTGACGAAATCCTGTCAGGCAAGAAACGTCAAGAATACAGAGAGATCAGACCAACAACACAAAAGAAATACTGCCAGCTTGACGCTGACGGTTTTTGTGTAGAGGTTAATGGTGAGCTGCAGCCGAGACACTATGATGCTATTCAGTTCTTTGTTGGCTACAACAAAGGCAGAACCAGCGCACTGGTAGAAGTCAAAGACGCAAAGATTGAGCTGTTTGAAGACGAGAACCACAACTTGATTGAATACACCCATCAAGGTGAGATTTATTTGGCAGCACAGGTAGTCTATAACCTTGGCAGAGTGATAGAAAAACATGTTTAATTTAAATTTTACGCTGAGTCAGAGTAAACAGAAGCACATTTTCAACAGGCGGTTATCGTGGCGGCCGTAGAGGCTTGACCACAGAAAATGGAGGTTTGTCGCAACGTGGCAGATTCATCAACCGCAGACAGCAGTATTATAACGTCCGTGTCGGACTTGGTATGAGTGGCGGATAATGACACTGCAAGACAGGACATACAGCTATATTGACCTCGTCAGGCAAAATACTGACGAGGTTATGCTGTTTCTGTCTTTGGGTAAGGATTCTTTGGTCTTGCTGGACATGATTTATCCTAAATTTGACCGGATTGTTTGTGTGTTCATGTACTTCGTCAAAGGCTTAAAACACATTGAGCGATGGATAGGCTGGGTAAAGGCCAAATATCCTAAAATAGAGTTTATTCAGGTGCCACACTGGAACTTGACCTACATTCTTCGTGGCGGTATGTATTGCGTACCCAATCCTAAAGTAAAGCTTCTAAAACTGGCTGATATAGTAAAAGCCATGCAGCTCAGATATGGGATTTATTACACGTTTTTAGGCATGAAGAAGGCCGACGGCATGAACCGCCGCCTGATGCTGAAAGGTTATGAAGCCAACAAGTATGAAAACAATGGCATGTGCTATCCCTTGGCCGACTGGACGCAGAAAGATATCCTGTCATACATGAGACAGAATGGATTGCCTGAACCGGTGAGATATTCACTGAAAGCAAGTTCTGGTGTAGGCTTTAACTTGGATTGCATACTATGGCTGGAGAAGAACTACCCACAAGATTTACAGAAAATATACAAAGTGTTCCCGATGGCTGAGAGGATTATTTGGGAGCATAAACAAAAGCAATAGGCATGGAACTAAGCAAGTACATAAAAAGTGAATCGGTAGAACTTAACCGTTCCGCCATTCACTTTGCGGATTATAATCCCCGGAAGCTATCCGAGGAATCACGAAAAACGTTAAAACGGGGGATTAAGAAATTCGGTTTGGTTGGTGGAATCGTAGTCAACAAGCGGACCGGACTTACTGTTGTGTCTGGGCACCAACGCCTGACGGTTATGGATGAACTTCAAAAATTCCCGGAAAACGACTACAGGCTCCGTGTCGATGTAATTGACGTGGACGAAAAGCAGGAAAAGGAATTGAACATTCTGATGAACAACCCGAACGCGCAAGGAACCTGGGATTTTGACGCTTTGGCTCGACTGGTCCCTGATATTGACTATCAGGATGCAGGACTAACGGCAGCAGACTTGAACATTATCGGTTGTGATTTCCTTCTCCAAACAGAGGAAGAAAACTCCATTGCGGACGCTTTGGAGGATATGATGGCTCCATTAACTGAACAGAAAGAAGCCGAGAAAGCTGCCAAGCAGATGGAAAGAGCCGAAAAGGTGGCACACATGAAGGACGTAAAGCAACAGGTAAAGGAAGCAGCCCAAAAGCAGGCTCAGGATATGGATGCTTACTTGATGCTCTCCTTTGACACATTTGAAGCCAAAACTGCGTTCTGTGAAAGGTTTGGTTACGATCCTTACGCCAAATTTATCAAAGGCGAAGTATTCGATGAACAGGTAGAAAGAGTTGAATGATTATGAAAAGTGAATCTCGACATAGTAAACATACTGGAAGAAAACCAAAATTTGACTACAAGAGCGAGGAGTTTCTCTCTCAAGTGGAAATGTATGCCAAGAAGGGATTCACGGACAAAGAGATTGCTTTCGCTTTAGGCCTATGCCCCCAAACATTCAGTGAGAAGAAGAGTAAGCACTGCGAATTAAGCGAAGTGTTAGCGCGCGGACGTGCGACAATCACTGCTGCAGTACGTGCAAAGTTCCTTGCTATGGCCTTGGGTGGTATCAAGACGAAGAGTACCGTAGTTAGAAAGCTGAAAGACCAGGACGGCAATCTGACCGGCGAAGAAGAACTTCAGGTGAGTGAGAGCGAACTCGCTCCAAATCTTCAGGCCATGTCTGTCTGGTTGTATCACCATGACGAAGAGTGGAGAAAGATTGAACGTCGGCAGGATGAGGAAACAGACCTTCACCGCGAGAACGGCATTGACATTGATAAATGGATGGAGGAGAACGAAAGTGAAGATTAAGCCCCAGAAAATATATGCACCACTCTATCACAACAAGGACAAGTTTATTATCCTAGTTACCGGAGGCCGTGGCAGCGGCAAGTCGTTCAATGTGTCCACGTTCATCGAACGATTGCTTTTCGAGGTACGTCACCCTTCGCCTGAAAAACGTATCGTCCATCAGGTTCTGTACACCCGTTACACTATGGTCTCTGCCCATATCTCCGTTATCCCTGAGTTTATGGAGAAGGTGGATTTGGACGGTCACTCCAAGTATTTCAGAAGTACCAAAACGGATGTGAAGAACCTTCGCAGCGGCGGATGTGCCATGTTTCGAGGCATCAAGACATCATCAGGCGTGCAGACAGCCAAGCTGAAATCCATCCACGGCATAACCACATTCGTAGTAGATGAAGCCGAGGAGTGGGTGTCGGAGAAAGAGTTCGAAACCATCATGCTCTCTATTCGCCAAAAAGGAATACAGAACCGCATTATTATTGTGATGAACCCCACGGACTCAAACCATTGGGTCTACAAGCGGTTCATCGAGAACACCCACAAGCTTATGGAGATTGATGGAGTGCAGGTACAAATATCCACCCACCCTAATGTCCTTCATATCCACACGACTTACTTCGATAATCTTGAGAACCTTTCTCCTGAATTCCTAAATGAAGTGCAGGAAATGAAGAAAAAAAATCCTGAGAAGTACGCCCATACTGTCATCGGACGATGGGCAGACGTTGCCGAAGGTGCCGTGTTCAAAAAATGGGGTATCGTGGATGAGTTCCCGATGTGGTGCAAGAAGGTGGCTATCGGACAGGATTTTGGTTATACCAATGACCCCACAGCAGCTATCCGATGCGGAATCATCGACAATGCTCTTTATCTGGATGAAGTGGATTATAGAACCGGATTGCTATCTAGTGATATTATTAAGACTCTTCGCCCCTGGAACCTGAAAGTGATAGCAGACAGTGCAGATCCGCGACTCATTCAGGAAATCAGTAACGGTGGAATCAAGATCTATCCCGTCGAGAAGGGACCAAGATCCATTAACGCTGGTATAGATAAAATGCAAGGCATGGAAATTTTCATCACCAAACGTTCGTACAACCTTCAACGGGAATTTAGGAATTATGTCTGGGCAAAGGATAAGGACGGAAACTACATCAACGAGCCGGAAGACCACGATAACCATGGCATTGACGCTGCGCGGTATTATGTGCTGGGAGAACTTCTAGGCAGGATTATGAAACCGAAAGACATTTCAGGAGTATTTGGACATTAAATTTTAGTATATGAGAACTTTAGAGGAAATTTTAGCGATACCTGAGATAGAGAGAAAAATCTACTATCTGAAGAAAGGAAGAAAAACAGAACTTCCCAATGCTCATGCCCTTTATAATGACTGGAATCCAAACAGGCATGAGATAGTGATTGACGAGGAGAAATACCCAAAAATAAAAATCACCACCAAGCCTGAAGAAAGAATAACCGACCCGACAACAGGTAAAGAATACATTGAGCCGGCGGTTAAGAAAGAAGTTGAACCAAATAGAATAGCCCTTCCAATCGAGCAGGACATCGTAAACATTCAGACAGCTTTCACAGTAGGAACAGAGCCGACGCTTGACTGTCAGCCGGACCAGTCAGAAGAAAGTCTTCTTTCAGCTTTGAAACAAGTGTTCAAGAAGAACAAGCTGAAGTATCAGAACAAAAAGGTTGTCAGAGCATGGTTGTCAGAGCAGGAAGTGGCAGAATACTGGTATGTGGTGAAGGACGACGGCTTCTGGGCAAAGCTTAAGCGCAAGGTTGCCGGAATCTTCGGCAAATCAAAACCAGAATATCGTCTGAAGAGTGCCATCTGGTCCCCGTTCCGCGGAGACAAGCTCTATCCTTTCTTCAATGACAATGGAGATTTGGTAGCCCTCTCCCGTGAATACAAGAAGAAAGATTTGGATGATGTGGAGATTACCTGCTTTATGACCATCACCAAGGATATGGTTTATCAGTGGGAACTGACAAGTAATTGGACAGACAAAGGATCGTTCGCTCATGGATTCAAGAAACTCCCTGTAATTTACATGTACCGTCCGGAAGCGTATTGTGAAAAGATCAAGAGTCTCCGAGTAAGACTGGAGAAACTTCTTTCAAACTATGCGGACTGCATCGACTACCACTTCTTCCCTATCCTAATGTTATTTGGAGATGTGCAGAATTTCTCTGGTGAATTCAAGAACCGAGTGGTCGAGCTGACCGGACAAGGAGCTAATGCCCAATATCTGACATGGAGTCAGGTCCCGGATACAGTTAAATTCGAGGTTGAGACCTTACTGAGTCAGATTTATGGATTAACCAATACGCCGCGTATCTCATTCGACGCGCTGAAAGGTACAGGCAATGCTGTTTCCGGTGTAACTTTCGATTATGTATTTATGTCCACCCATCTGAATGTGGAGAATCTGAACGAAACTGTCGGCGAATTCATGCAACGGCGTGTAAATTTCCTGACTTCCGCTTTAGGCTCAGTTAATACAACTCTTGAAGCAGCCTCCGAGACAATTGATATAGATGTTCAGATGCAGCCATATAAGCTGGAGGACATCAAAGACAAGATTGACACAGCCATCAAAGCCAAAGATGGTGAAATATGGTCGCAGCAACGGGCTATTACTTTTGTGGGGAACGTGGATTCTGTTTTGGACGAGATTGAAGCCATCAAGGAGGAGCAGGAAGAAAAACAGAAGAATGACATTGAGAAACAAAAGAAAAATTAATGAAATAAACGGAAAGAATCGTTTGTAAAATAATACTATTTGTATTATGTAGTATTGCAGTATCTCTATTTATTATAAATATAGTAAAAATACGAATATTTATTTTGTACTTGTTCGTATTTTTACTATATTTGCATTGTAATTAAGTCGTAAACGCTATGAGTTACAAATCAGTTAAAGAGGTTGTAACTATGTTGCTTGACAACGGCTTCATTCTAAAGAGCCAGAAGGGCAGCCACATGAAGTTTGAGAAAGATGGAATAACGGTAGTCGTTCCGAATCATGGAAAGAAAGGCGTTGAAAAAGGCACTTATTACAGCATTTTGAGGCAAGCGGGGCTGAAATAGCCCCCGCCTCTTTTGTTAAACTATAAAATGGAGGTCAATATGAGAACTGTAGAAGTGATTGTCGAACATGCTGGGAATAATCTCAGTGCTTACATTGAAGATGCTCCAGTTATTACGGTCGGTAATAACATAAGGGAAATTGAGGAGAACATGAAGGAAGCCATAGACTTGTATCTGGAGGACAATCCGACCCCTTGTGAGGTTCTCAAAGGAGAGTTCACTCTGAAGTTCAAGATAGATGCAGCCACTTTCATTAATTATTACAGCAGTATCTTCACCAAAGCAGCTTTGAGTCGGATAACAGGAATTAACGAACGCCAGTTATGGCACTATGCGGCAGGAGTACATAAGCCACGTAAACAGCAATTAGAAAAGATTCAAAAAGGTATTAATGCCCTGACGGAAGAACTGGCGGCTATAAACTTGTTGTGATATTGTTAAAAGATGGCAACTTATATTTACATTGATGATACAGGTAATGCACAACACAGGAGTGGATTCAAATATGATACATCTAAATCTGCTTCTTGGTGTGCTATAATATTGAATGAAAAGCAATATGATTCTGCACTTAAATTTATGAATTTAATGTCAAATGAACTTCAGAAACAATTGGAGTTGGATGAATTTCATTTTGCTGACATATTTTCAGGAAAAGGTAAATATAGAAACGTTGAAAATAGATTTGATATATTTAAAGACTTTTCTCGTTTCTCTGCGTTAGAACAATATATTGTTATACTTCAAAGTTTTGGAGAAGATGACTATAAGCGTAATAAATTAGAAAAGACCTGTACTGTAATTGACGGGTTTAAACTATATGAATATTCTGATTTCGCCCTATATATTCTATTATTAAGAATTAAAGATTATTTGAGTTCAAATCTATCTTATACAAAACCATATAAAATAGTAATAGATGAAGGCAGATATAAAAATAATTCATATCAGGATTGTTTAATTTTTGGAGATTTATTAGAAAATAAAAAAATCTTATATAAATCTTCAAAAGAAGAAAAGTTACTACAATTAGCGGATTTTACAGCTTATACTTTAAATCGATGTACTTGGTTAAATATGAAAGATAAAGACAACATAAGTTATTATGATAAAGAGTTTCTTAAAATTGCTTCTGATGCTAATTTTAACGCACCTTTTTTGCGTAAGCTGAACTTGAGCATTAATAGTAACAGGAAACAGATATATGAAAAAATATTAGATATTGCAAATAATAAAAATCAAACACTATCTAAAGAAAACTTAGATAATTTTGTCAACAAGCTCATAAATAAACAATAAATTACGAGCGTGATTACCCTGTAGTCACGCTTTCTTTTTGTCTAAAAACGAACATTTCCCAAATTGTTTCGTATCGTTAGCCTTAAAATTTCCCCTTCTTTTTTTCTATAACCTTAATTCCGCAACACTATAGTTTAACATTATTTATAAGTGCCTGAGCAA